ATCGTTGTAGGTGGTGGTGGAGGTGGTATGAATCAGGAATATCCTGCAGTCGGTGCAGCATGGGGTGGTGGAGGTGGAGCAGCAATAACTGGTTCATTCCTTTGCGAACCAATAGTTAGAACATATCCTATAATAATAGGAGCTGGTGGAATTGGTAGATATGGAGCCGGCATTCTGGAAGCATATGATGGAACAGGTTCAGCAGCATTTGGTGTTTTAGCTGGAGGAGGACAAAGAGCTAATAGTTACAATACAAGTGGAAACTCTGGTACTGGTAGTTGGGGATTAACAACTCCATTTTTAGGTATTAGTTCAGGTTCAGGCGCCGGTGGTGCAGGAGCAGCTGGTAGTGGTAGTTCAGTTAGAGCTGCATCTCCTGCTGGAACGTGGCAAGGTGGTGCTGGTGGTATTGGATTACAATGGGTAGATGGAAATTACTATGCTGGTGGTGGTGGAGGTGGAACACAAGAAGCTACAGATTTTCAAGGAGCTAATGGATTAACAACACTTCAATATGGATATTACCCTGGTAGAGGTGGTCTAGGTTTACCTGGTAATGCTTATAATGTTCAATCAAATGGTGCTAGTGGTAGTGTAGTTGTAAGATATGTTGGTACTGGTTCTAAAGCAACTGGTGGTATTATATCTTATGATGCAGGAACTAATTACACATATCATTTCTTTTCACAAAGTGGTAACTTTACATTAAACGAAAATACATCTTCATTATTTACATCTGGTTTAGCTGGAGTAGGTGCACCAAACGCATTATTCTCTCCATCAGGAAGTTTAACTCCTATACCTAATACAGGTGGAGGTTCAGCAGCATCTTACTATAATCAAAATGGTGTTAGTGGAAGTAAGGGATTTGTAGCAATCAGATATGAAGGAGCTCCTTTAGCAAGTGGAGGTAATATCATTACAACTGACCATTACACATATCATTTATTTTCATCCTCTGCAGACTTTTATGTAATAGGACAAGAAAGTAATCCAAATATTAATCCTTGCCCATAAAGCAAAAATTACTATAAATAAAAAACAAATTGTTAAATAATTAAATACAAATAATATGAACGCAAAGCAAGTACTAAATAAAATATTAACTGTTCTTTCATTAGAGAGAGAAGAAGTTGTATTAACATATGCTAAATTAGCAGATGGTACGATATTAGAATCTCCTACTTTTGATGTAGGTGAAATGGTAGAGGTAGTTTCAGAAGATGGAACTAAATCTCCAGCTCCAAACGGAGAACACGAAGTAATCTTAAAAGATACTGAAGGTAATGACGTAAGAATCAAAGTAATGACTACCGATGGTAAGATTACTGAAAGAGAAAACGTTGAATTAGAATCAATCGCTGGTGGTGACATGGGTGATGATGAAGCAGTTGCAACTGATGAAACTGCAGAACCAATTGAAGAAGATATGAAATCCGTAATTGAAAAGATGGCTTATCGTATTGATGAATTGGAAAAGAAAATGGATGGCATGATGGTTAAAGAAGACTTGATTGACGATTCAAAACCTGCAGAGAAAGTGAAAACTGAAGAATTACCTGGTGATAAGCCGGAGAATATGGCTGCAGTAGATGGTGGTGATGATGAGGAAGAAGATGAAGAAGAATTACCAAAATTAGATGGTGCACCTATTGAAGAAAATGCACAAAAACCAAAAACAAACTTAGGAAAGAATAGTATTGCAAATCCGCAAAACTCTTTTCTTTCTAAACTTTATAAATAAAAACTCACTAAAAATGAAAAAACAACAAAATTTCGCACAGCCGGCGGTTACAACAACCTACGCTGGTGAATTTGCAGGTAAGTACATCGCAGCAGCATTACTATCAGCTAGAACGTTGGACAACAAATACATTACAATCATGCCGAATGTAAAGTATAAGAGTGTTATCCAATCAATCGCAGTAGATAGTATTATCAACGATGCTTCTTGTAACTTCGTAACTTCTGGTACAGTAGCTCTTACTGAAAGAATATTGACACCAAAAGAACTTCAAGTTAACCTTGAATTATGTAAATCAGAATTCTTAAATTCTTGGGAAGCACTTCAATTGGGCTATAGCGCATTTGATGAAATTCCAAAAGATTTCAACGATTTCTTAATCTCTTATGTAGGTGGAAAGGTTGCAGCAGCAACTGAAACTTCTATCTGGACAGGAGTAAACGCAACTAACGGACAATTCGGTGGTATCTATACTGCTTTAAGTTCTTCAGTTGTAGCAGGTGGTGTAAACGCACCTGTAACAGCATCTGTATCTGGTTCAGTAACTTCAGCTAACGTATTAGCTCAATTACAAGGATTATATGATGCAATTCCTCAAACTGTTTATGGTAAAGATGATTTAACTATCTACATACCAACAAACGTAGCAAAAGCTTACCAACAAGCATTATCTGGTGGTACTGCAGGAGCTAATGGATACAACAACCAAATGAACGTAGGAGAGAAACCAATGAACTTCCAAGGAATTGAATTGGCATTATGTCCTGGTCTAGCTTCATCAGCAATGGTGGCTGCACAAAAATCAAACTTATACTTCGGTACTGGTCTTTTATCAGACTATAATGAAGTAAGAGTATTGGATATGGCGCAATTAGACGGTTCACAAAATTATCGTATTATAATGAGATACACAGCTGGTACAACTTATGGTATCGGTTCTGACATCGCTATATACAAAAACTATTAATTGAGTAAGTAATAGGGAGATTAAAGTAAAAACTATATCTCCCTTTACTCAAAAATAAATTAACAAAATTAAAAATTAAACAACATGGCTTGTAATTTAACATTGGGAAGAACAGAACCTTGTAAAGAATCAGTAGGCGGCTTAACTGGCGTGTACTTTATGAACTTTGCAACTGCTTCTTTCACAACAAATGCAAATGGTGAAATCACCGCCTATCCTTCAGGAAGTACAGTGTACTACTATGATTTGAAAGGTAATTCAAGCTATACTGAAACTGTTAATTCATCTCGTGACAATGGTACAACTTTCTTCTCTCAAGAATTAACTCTTAACTTGAAGAAACTTACTAACGAAATGACTACTCAATTAAAGTTGATGGCATATGGTAGACCGATTATCGCGGTAACTACATTGTCTGGAGACACTTTATTAGTTGGAAAAACACAGGGTGCAGATGTAACTGCAGGTACAATTCAAACAGGAGCAGCATTGGGTGACCTTTATGGTTATTCAGTAACGTTTACTGGACAAGAACAATTACCAGCAGCATTCATTTCAGGTTCAACAGCAATTAATCCTTTTGGAAACTTGACTGTCAAACCTACTATCGTATCTGGTAGCGCAGCTTAATCAGTATAGACTTAAAAATATTAAAGGGAGACTAAGTGCTCCCTTTTTTTATGCTTATCACTATAATAGTTTGGAAAGTTGTTAAATTATATACATAAGTACAACTTAAATACAACTTAATGCAACCATTCTATATCTCAGGTAGTAATTTATTTACACTTCGTACAAAACCAACAGGTTCAGGCGTATTAAAGCTTAATCTGCAGGATATGTACACATTAGTAAATACAACCGCATCAATAAGCTCATACAAATATAACGCATATGAAAGTTTATTATCATTTACAGCATCAGTTAAAACATTAGTATCTTCTTCAATCGGTGATGAATATAGAGCTTCAATTGTTGATAGTGTTAGTGGTAGTATATGGAACGGAAGTATTCAAGTGTATCAATCACAATCAATAGATAAGCCTGTATATAAAAATCAAATACCATTAGAAGGTATTTATATTAGTAATGTAACGGATAACGAATATATAATTTTAGATTAATATGAAAATAAACCAAAACTTTAGTGTTGTTAATATGACACAGCAGGAAATACCTGTGATAACTGAAGATACAAAAACCAGATATCAATGGGTGCCATTTGGTATTATAGGACCTGATGACTTCTTTCAAAACATTACAAATGCTTTCACAACCTCTACAACTAATTCAGCTTGTATTGAAGGGATAGCAGATTTAATATTTGGTAAAGGATTATACTCTAAAGATGAAGAATTCCAAAAGGTATTAGATAAGTTAATTCCGCAAGAGGAAATGAAGCGTGTGGCATTTGATATTAAACTATATGGTAATGCAGCATTTCAAGTATATTGGAATAGTGACCATACTAAAGTAGTTAAGTTCTATCATGTTCCTATTCAAAATATAAGAGCTGAGAAACTATACGATAATCCAAAGATTGAGAATTATTACTATTGTACTGATTGGACTGATTACAAAGCACAAAGAAGTAAAAAGAAAGTTCCTGCATTTGGTACATCAACTGAAAAGATGGAATTACTTTATATTAAAAATTATACACCTGGTAAATACTATTACTCATTACCGGATTGGATTCCTGCTTTACAATTCTCTTATGTAGAAGCTGAATTATCTAACTTACACATTAACAATATTGAGAATGGTTTCTTACCATTAGTGATGGTTAATATGAACAATGGTATTCCAGCTCCTGAAGAAAGAGATACAATTGAAGATATGATTGAAGCTAAGTTTACAGGCACTAGAAATGCTGGTAGATTTATTCTTACATTTAATGATGATAAAGAAAAGCAACCAACAATAGAAACAATTCAGGTTGATAACTTGCATGATAAATACAAATATGTAAGTGAGTACGCACAGGATAGAATATTAGTAGCACATAGAGTTACTTCACCATTACTATTTGGAATTAGAACTGTATCTACTGGATTCAGCTCTCAATCAGAAGAAATGATGACGGCATTCTCTATCTTACAAACGATGACAATCAATCCATTCCAAAATCTTATTATAAACTTTTTATCAATAGCTTTAGAAACAGGTGGATATCCTGATGTTGAATTATACTTTGACCAATTAACTCCATTAGCTATTCTTTCTCAACAAGCAGAAGATACTAATAAAACAATTGATGAAGTTGCTGATACTACAAATAAAGAAATGGAAAATCCTGCAACTACCGAAGATGGTGGAGCAAATGTTGTAGATAGTGGAATTGATAATGGCGGTGTGTTACAAATGAGTAATCCAAATTTCACAAAAGAATTTGAAATTTATAAACAAAACTAACTATGGCATACGCACTCTTTATAACAAGAAACGATATAATCAAAAAGACACCTTTACAGGGTTCAATAGATGCAGATAGATTATTACCATTCGTACAAACTGCACAAGAAAAGTATTTACTAAATCTATTAGGTACAGTATTATATGATAAATTACAGGCAAATATAGAAGCAGGTACTCCATTCACTGGATATTATTTAGATTTAATGAATGAGCATGTTAAACCTACTTTGATATGGTACGCAACTGTTGAATATCTTCCATTCTCTGGAGTGCAATTCAAA